CCTTATCCCACGCCTTATTCCAGCCGAGCACCAGAGCCGCCTCAACCGTCTGCTGCCAGCCCAGCACCAGGCCCTCGTCCCCCTGTCGCTCCCGGAGCCGCCGCAACACCTCGTTCTGCTGTCTCTGAAATTGGCGTTTGAGCTCGCGCCCCATCCGGTCGACGAACGGCGCCCGCCTGGCCTCCACCTGGTCAAACCTGGCCTTGTGCTCCACCGAGCCGAACGCCGGCGCTACCTTGGTCCGAGGTGCCAGGAGCTGCCGAGTACCGCCATTATCGGAAGGCAATGCAGTCCGCCCCTGCCCCGCCGGCACAGCCGAAAATGGCAGATAGCCTACCTCCCCGCCCGGAATCGGCCCAATGCCCAACCCCAAACGCTCGTCGACGATGTTGAACGGCACCCCCAACGCCCACAGTTTCCCGGCCTGCTCCAGCTTCGGCCCGAGGTCATCCTGCAGCACCGAGACGCTACTCAGATCCGTTTTCACCTCTTCCCCGGTTCGGAGCAACGGCCGCTTCTTGCTGAAATAATGGGTCAGGCTCCGGTCCCGGTGCCCGAGCATCGGCACGAGGGTCAGCGTCCACAACACCCGGTTGGCATACTCAAAATTCTCGTAGGTGTCCCGCCCATAGCCCATGATCTCGTCGGGCACACCAAGCATAGCCGCCACCTCGTCACGGCTGAACTCGCGTTGCTGTAGCCACTCCAGGTCTTTCGGAGGGAACGATAGCGGCTTGATATCCGTTACACCCTCTTCGAGAATCACCGGCTCGTGCCAGTGCTCGTACCCCCGGTGCCGCTTGGCGAGCTGCGCAATCAGCTTTTCCTTTTCGCCCGGCGTGATGCCCTGCGGTGTGACCACCGCAAAGTCCGGCCGCGTGCTGTTCCTGAAAAACTGCTTCGACCACGTTTGCGCGTAAATGTCGATAACGATCCCCTCGCGCACGGCCACGACAGGAGCCAGCCCCCGCCACTGATTCAGCGGGTTGTAATAGCGACTGTGGATCATGTGCTCCGCGTCGATCTCGAGCTCATCATCCCCCCAAATGTACCCGGCCGCCGTGGGGTAATAAACTCTCTCCGGCGACTTGTCGGGCACCACCGAAACCTGATCCGGGCGCCGCGGCCACAACTCCACCGGCCTGCCCCGGCTGTCATCCAGGATCTCAAAAAAACTCTCCCCCGCAAGATCCATGTGCACGGCCCACCTGAGCCACAGGTGCGCCGAATCCATCTCGTCGTTCACGTAGGCCAGCAGTTCGCTCACTGGATGGCTGGGCAGCGCCTTGCCGTTCCTGTCCACCACCCTGACCGGAAGGGGCGCGATTGCGTTGGCCTTGACCGTGATCGCCTTGCGCATCCAGGCATACACCTGGTACACCTGCGCGTAATCCACGAACTGATTCAGTTCCGCGCTCACCTGGTCAGCGTACTGACTCACGAGGTGCTGCCGGCCCGCGAGGTCCGGCCGATGGCTCAGTTGTTTCTGGCGCCGCTCGCGGATCCTACTGGTGATGCCCATGCCGCCCATCCTCGTATCCCAACCGCACTGCCTCCCAGCACCAGGCCAGGCCCCGCGCGATGAAACCGGCTACCCAGCCCACCACATACAACGGGAACAGCACGACGTCCCGGATCGCGTCCCTCATCTCACGCGCCCCCCATCCGCAGCCACACCCAGGATTCCAGCGCCTGCGCACCGTGGTCGTTGCCGTCCTCTGGCTCGTCCAAGTACCGCCCGTCCGGCCCGAGCTTGTTCTTGTAGCCCATCGTGAGCTCGTCCAACAGATTCCGGCACCGTTGGTGCACCTGGATGGTCCGATGCTGCCGGCCATCGCAAATCAATTCCCGGGTGGTGGTCACCGCCGCGGCCCTGGTAGAGCCCCCACCGCGCACCTTCTTGCTGAGCCAGTTCCGCGCCGGTATGTTGGCCTCTCTCAGCCGCCGCCGCAACGCCGGCGCCTCGTGCGAGACGGCCGCCAGTTCCGGAATCGGCACCCCTTGATCGAGCAGCGCCCGGGCCAGCGCATCGTTGCTCATTCCCCCGTCCGGGTCCGGCCACGTTCGCCCGCGAGGATCCAATCGCTCCGCCGTCTGGTAGCAGGTATCGAGCAACGCCCGAATGCTCTGCTCTTCCAAAAACTTGATGTGATAGAGCTCGTCGAAAACCAGAACCGAGCTGCCCCGCCGCTGAATGAACAGGATCGCCCGCGGGTCCGGGCTGTAGCCATCGTCCACCGCGATCTCGAATGGCAGCCCCAACTCCGGTTCCTGGTGCGTGATATTGTCCGAACCAAACGCATCGTAAACCAGGCCCTCGGCTGCCACGTACCAATCGCCGTCGCGCCACGCCGCCCGGAGCCTTGCCGGCAGGCTGTCCAACATGTTCCAATAGTCGGCCCCCAGGTACGGATTGTCCCGGGGCAGCGCCGGCACGTACGCAAACCGGTCCTTGACCGCCTGCAGGTGCTCCGGGAAATCGTGCTCGATCCACAGCTTGCGCACCCAGGTGAAAAACCGACCGTTCGGGTTCGTCGCCGCCACGAAAAACGGATCGTCGATGCCCGGCCAGCGCAGCGAGCCGCGCAGCTCGTCGAATACGTTTTCTGGATTGCGCGTCAGCTCGTCGACCGCAATGCCCGCGAACTCTGCGGATTGATATTTGGTCGTATCGTTCAGGTTGCGCAACAGAATTGCGCCCCCGCCGAACTCCTCCCGGAGATGAAATCCCAGGCCATCGTCCTGAGTCGATTTGACCTCTCCCAACCATTTCGGCATTCTGGCGAGCTTGGAAATCTGCCTGTCCTTGAGGCTCGGATAATCCTCGCAGAACATGCCCACCCGGACGTGCCGATGCCCCTGCGCTGCCCAGCGCAACAGCCGCTCGATCTCGTACCCGCGCAGCCAATAGCTTTTGCCAGGCCCGCGGCTGCCCCCGTACACCGTGTATTGGTTGACGTCCGCCGTCTCCCTGGCCAGCGCCTGTTTCTCGGTAAAGCCCATCAAATCGAGAATGGAGATCCGCCGCCCGTCGCCGGTCACCAACGAGCCGTCGCGCCGCAATCCCGGCCCGCTCGTGGTCCGGTTCAGAGCCCTCAGCTCGTCGAGAAACCGCGCTTTTGCCTTTGGCGGCCATAGCCTCCAATCCCCCGGCAACTGTCCCGCTGTCATCCATTGGCTTCCGATAACATCCCTACTCGGAACCCCCTCGTGTCCCTCCCCCGAGAGGCCAGGGGAGGGACCTTGGAGAAGGGGGATCGATCACAACGACGCGTCCAGGATTTCGGCCAGAAGTGCCTTGATGTCCCTCAGTTCGGCCAGCACCGCCGCCTGGAATTCGTCGACGTTCGGCGGCTTCGGCGGTTCGGGCGGCTGTGGCGGTTCCTCTGCTGTTTGACCAAACACGAAATCCAGGTGGTCATGGTTCGTGCCCCGGCGCATCCCCAAGCCAAACAGCACGTCGCTGTTTTGGCCGTGTACCCAGCACGCATGAGGAGCCATTTCCTCGCCCACCGTGTAGTAGGCCCCGCCGCCCATGGCAAAGCCCGAGTCGCCGTTCAGGTTCGTGTACCCGACGAGCGCCCTGTTCTGCCGGAGTTCAGCCGGCAGCCCGTTGACCGGCATAGCTGCCCGATCCTCCGGCGCATCCGGCCAATACCAGGCAATGCGCAGGTCGACAGCCGGCCGGCCGTCAGCAGACAGCGCCTTGCAGATCAACGTGGCAGCCGCCAACGGCGCAATGCGCCTGACCGACTCCGCTGTGTTCAGAACCGGCCCGGGCTGTGGCACTTCCCCGTCTCGGATGTCCCGATTCTCCTGGATCTCCAGGAGCCGCCAGCCCGGCCCCTGTGCCGCCCGGTACAGCCCCACGTCGCCGTATTCCCGGAGCAGCCAGGCCTCGTCGCGCACAATACCGAACACATCACGAATGACGACACCATCAAACATGTCATGCACCCCCTGTCACCATTGGGCGAATCCACCGCTCCACGAAATCGTTGACGAAATTCGCCCCGCGGCCAATGAGCAGCCCCGTCAGAATGCTCCCGATGAACGGCCAGTCGCTGAACAGCCCAACGAGGGCCAGCACGTCAACCCCGTACGCGATGCACAGCACCACGCCCAGCACCGCCGCCGAATAGCGCAGCGCCATCGTCCGCGCCCGGTCCTCCGCCGGACTGAGCTCACGGCCCTCCGGCTTCAGCCACGGCATCACCAGGTACTCGATCAGCGCCTCGACGAGCGCCGCCAACAGGAAAATGCCCAGGATAGCCAGCACCGGGTTTGCTACCGGCACCTGCCCCGCGGCCAGCCACAGCAGAAAATGCACCCCGTTCACAGTTCACCCCCTCCAGTTTCGCCCGCCTGCTCTGTCAGCCGGCGGATCTCTGCCTCAATCGCCTGGTCTACCTCATCATCCGTCACCCGGATGCCGGCCTCCAGACCCACCCGCGACAAAACCGCACCAATGGCCGCCCGCCGCGACGAATCCCGACTACCGGCCACCTGCCCCAAGGCCGACACGATTGCCCCTCGTACCGCCGGCGCCTGCTCCTGCTCCAACGCACTCAGCAGCCCGGGCACCACGGCCATCAGCTCTGTGTTGCCCAGGCTCCCGGCTGCCAGCACCCGCTCCTCATCGCTGCCGGTTTGGAGAATCCGCAACAGCCCTTCCACGGCCGCCGCGTCGCCCCCCACCTGGTGCCGCAGAGCCCTGGCCGCGTCCGGCGCCGTCTGTGCCAGGATGGCCAGCGCATCACGCCCGCCCCACTCCAGCGCCCAACCCCGATAGTCCCGCCGGGCAAGGGCCAGGGCCTGTTGAAACGCCGGCTTGTGCACCCAGCCCCGCTTGCGGTTGTAGTACGTGGTGGACGTGCAAATCTGCCCCTCGCAGTCCAGAAGCGAGCTAACGCCCTTGCCCTCGAGCTCCGCCCGCACAATGCGCAGCACGCCGGCAGCCTGTCCTGGAGACAGCGCCGCCAGCGCCGTGTACAATTCCTCACTCACCCACGATTCAGCGGTTACCGCCATTGCATTCCCATAACTTATCTACTCGGCACCTACCCCAACACTACCCCAGCGGATTTACGCTCCCTTATGGCAGGCTTGCCCCCAAACCGGTTTCCCGGCGTCTAACCCTGATAGACCGCCCGCATGTACCGCGCCGCGAGCTGCAAATTGTCGAACCCCGTCAGGCTCTGTGTCTCAGGGTCCAACAGCACCGCCACCGCCGTGCTGTTGTTGACCATCGGCACCCCGAGCCGCCGCGCATACGCGTCCACCCGTTTGTACGTGCCAACCATGACCGCCATGCCCGGCCGTCCCCCGGCCACAAACGCCCGCGCAACCCCGCCCCGGTGCCGGTGAGCCCCGGCCCCCAGCGTGAAATCCTGATCCCACAGCGCCGCCCGCTCAATCCCGTGCGTGATGTTGTAGATCGAGTGCCCCGCCCAATGGTGCCGGATCCGCATCGGCACCGTCCAACCCCCCACCTGCACCCGGATCCGCGCATCATCGACGTCGTACAGACAATCCGGCAAGATCCCCGCGAGCACCTCCTAGAAATAGTCGATGCCCACCAGGAGTTTTGCCCATTCGTCGTGATTGCCGCTCACCATCGCCGCCAATTTCGGCCCCGCTGCCCGCAGGTACCGGCGCACCAGCACCCACTCATCACCGATGGTGAACCGGGCATCATCCCGAATGCGCCGCAGGTTCCCAATCACGAAATTGTCCAGGAGATCCCCGAGACTCACCAGCCACATGCCCGGCGTTGCCGCTACAAGGTCCACCTCGTGGAAACACCGCGCGTAGTCTGTCCCCCGGTTCCCGAGGTGCTGATCACCCACGAACACGAGACAGACCGGCCCCCGGTCAAATTGCAGGACTTGCGAGGCTCGTTGCTCCTCTTGCCGGGCCGTCTGCTCCCATTCCTCCAGTGCCCGTTGGTAAATGGCATCCTCATCCGGTTCCCGCCACGCTCGCAACCCTTCTGCCTGCATAGTTGGCTCGCTATTCAGTTGTTCAGGTTCGCCCTTCCTCTGCACCAGCGCCCGCGCGATGTGAGCCAGGGTAGACATTGCTACCCCTGATCAACCTGTTTCAGCGCGTGATCGGCCACACATGGCCGCCTGGCCAGCAACAGCCGGATAGCCGTGCTCTCCTGCCGGCCCGAGTTTACCGCCTCTACCACGGCCGCCATGCCCACGCTCAACTCAGCGAGCACTTTGGTTGTCTCTGCCCAGGCCGCCGTGTTCCGGTCTACCACGCCAATCAGCCGCTCCCTGTCGGCTGCCTCCCGCTGCCGAGCCTCGCTGCTCTCTCGCTGCTCTCGCTCGCGTGCCTCGCTCTCCATTTGTGCCCGCTCCGCATACGATTGTTTGAGCATCCAGATCGCAAAAATGGCGAGTGCCGCCATACCCAGCCCGTTCAACAACAGGTCCGTGATCGTTTTGAATATGTCCATCTGCCCGCCAACACCTTCCGATAATCTGCCTACTCGGAACCCAACGAAAAAACCCACCTGTCGAAACAGGTGGGCTTTTGGCAACCCGTGATTGTTTGGGCGTAACTGACCCCCTATGGGCCAGCGAGGCCCGAGCTATTCAGTTGGCGCTGTAGCAGCCCCCGCACCTCGCTCCACAGCCGGCCCGGGCCATCAGACTCGCGGCCCCCCGCCCCGGTTCCCCCCGTCCCCGGTGGCATCGTTCAAAACTCTAGATCGTCCCCCCGGCGCCTCGTGGCCGCCGGAACAGGCTCGTGCTGAGTGAGAGAGCCGGCACGCTCGATCCCCTTGACCGCCTGCATGAACCCCCGGCGAAACGCCTCTTTCAGACACTCCAGTTCAGTCCGCAGTGCCTGCACCTCATCGCGCAACCGTGCCAACTCCCTCTCGTCCATGCTGCACCCATTGTACCACGACGTGTAAAGTTGGGTCAAGGGTAAACCGCATTTCGTGGTACTTTTGGTAGAATACCACTATCCCTAGTGCGCTTCCCCATCATCCGGTGTCAGAAACAAATGCTCAACATCGGGATAGCGCCTACCAGCCCTTCGATGGAACTTTCCAAAACCCGCAAAAAGTTGGTGACCATCCAACTTGACCACAACAACATCGGGATACACGACAGTAGGCGGGCTCTCAAATTTCAACGCATAATCATCTGACAGGCTGTACGTCTCCTCAATCTCCAACACGTGGTTGTGTGTCCGCGCTCCCCTGTATAACCGGTAAAACCTACCCCGAAAATGCACGACTGCCTGACAGACAGGCTCACCCGGTTCCCCCTGCTGAATCGGCACCCGCGCCTTGTACCCGCACTGCGGGCAATAGTTGACTTGGCTCCCGTACTCGCTGTTGCCTACCCACAGCGTGCCATCTGCGTGTTCCTCGCACACCTCCACAGCCGCCCCCCAACCCTCCACGGCGCCCTTGCAGGCGCAACTGTGTCTCTCTGCCATACCTCCCCCTTTACTTCCGAGTACTGCTCTTATCGGAACCCTGTTGGTTCCCGCGCTGACAATTATACCCTCGATTTGCTTGCGCTGACAGCCCGACCATGCTATACTGCCTGTGGGCCGGGTGGCCCGTCGCCACGGCACACCACCCGGCCCGCCCGAGGCCCCGGCGCAACCGCCGGGGCTTCATCTACATATAATACCGATCCCCGAGTATCGTCCCCAAACCGTAGCCGACAAACGGTGCCAGCACGACGAGGACCACCGCAACCGGCAACCACGGTAGTCGGTTAACAGCGTTCATGCGAGAGGTAACGCCCTCAACCACTTCCCGTTTCGTCTTTTCCTCCTCTTGCTTGGTTCGCTCCTCTTCCTGTAACGCACGGCTACGTTCCTGATCTGCCTGCCAATGTTCCGCCGATGCGTGTGCCCTCTGCACCTGGAGGTCAAGCCCCCTACAAGCCGTGATGCCACCGACGATGATTAGGGCAATCACGACCAGGGCCAGCATTGCCACGCCAATTGCTCCGCCGATACCATCAAAGTCATCCATTACCTACCGCCCCCTGAGCACGACCGCAAACACGACGACGACCACACCCAGGCCAAGAGCCAGTATCGCCCCAGCCACGGCCATCATCGTGTACGGCATGGCAATCGTGAGGTAATGCTGGTTGGAGCGGTCGGCCATGATGAATAACCGCTCGAGCCATTCCACATCGTTCTCCTCCATCATCTGCACAAGCGCCGCCGCCTCTGCCAGCACCTCCGCATCATTGTCAGCAGGCTGCTGTGCCGGCTTGCTCAACTCACCTCCGATGAACAGCGCAGCAATGAGCACCACCGCTGCCACCACAACAAGCCCCACAATCGCCTTCATTTTGTCGCTCCTCTCTGTGTGAATTTTCCGGGTTGCCCCCCGGCGGTTTTGACCCTCAAACATCAAACGACTCAAACGACCCACAAACATCCATTTGCGGCCACAAACAGCGCGTGTGAGGCCGCAAACGAGCCCCTCAAACATCCGCAGCAAACTCCTCACCGGCCTCCAGCCGCTCCAACAGCTCCACGAGGCTGCCGGTCACCCGCCGCGGCGACGTCGCCGGCCCGGGTTTCTCCAACCAACCCCGCGCCTGCCACGCCTCCGCCAGCCGCCGCGCTTGCCAGGGCGACAGGCCCAGCCCATTCTGGATGTTCTCGATAGCCAGCCCCCCATCGTTCTCCTGGATAGCCCAGCGCACCAGGTCGACCTCGTTGGGTCCGAGCGGGCCGGGATCCAGGATCGCCGGGCGCCCGGCGGCCACCTCGGCAGCGATGCGCTCCAACTCCGCATCCTCCACGTAAAACGATTGCACCACATGGTACCCATCCGCAAGGCGGGCCACGCACCGGCCCGGCACCCTCGGGATCGTCGGCAGTTGCTGCCCGCGACCGGGATTCAGCGCGATCCGGTAGTTGGCCCCGTCAGGCAACCAGAACGCGAATCGAGACGCAACGTTGGCCTTGAGGATACCGCTCACCGCCTCTGCGTCCGGCCGTTGTGTGCTCAACACCGCGTGGATCCCGAACGCCCGCCCCTTGGCCACCAACCGCGCCAACGTTGCCAACGCCCCCGCCTTGGCCCCGGCCTCCAGTGCCAGGTCCGCAACCTCATCGGCCACGACGAGCACCAGGGGCAACGGGCGCTCCGCCCGGCTGTTGTACGCTGACAGCGACCGCACCCCCGCCCGGGCGAACAGCGACCGCCGCCCGTCCATCTCCCCCAGCACCTGCCCTAACAACAGCTCCGCCTCTGCCGTGTCCCTGGCCACCGGACCCAGGTTGTGCGGCGCCCCGGCCCACAGCGATAGTTCCACCTCTTTCGGATCGACGAGGGCCACGCGCAGCCGGCTCGCATCGTTGTGGCTCAAGAGCCAGGCCAGCAACAGGTTGACCAGCGTGCTCTTGCCCATCCCCCGCTGCCCTGCAACCAGGATGCAATCGAGGTCCGGCAGTGTCCGCCACAGCGGCCCGCGATCATTCAGGCCGATGGGCACCATGTAAGCCCCCGCCGGCGGCTCGCCTGCATCGGCCAGCATAGCGCGGTTGGGCAGGCGCCGGCGGCCCTCGCTGCTGAGCAAGACCACGTAGGTCAGCCCGGACCCCGGCAGGACGCGCACCCGGTGCCCCACCACGGCACCCAGATGCTGCACCGTTTTCGCGCCGGTCAGATCAGGGATGCTCACCCGGCGCGGCAGCCGGCGTGTGTCCACGGTCAACAGCAACACCGTGCCGGCCGCCTCGGTCTCTGCCACCTCGATAGCGGAGAAACCAACTTCTACAGTAGAACCGTCTTTGCTCTCCCAGGCGAACCCTAATTTCGTGAGAGCCCCCTGGATGCGGCCGGCGATTTCAGCGTAGCCGGCGGGATCCTGTACGTCCACCTGTTATCCCTCCTCCCCGCCGGCCTCTAACAGCCGGCGATTGATGTCCTCCAGCCTCTCGCCCTCGATCACCCGGACAGGAGGCATCTCCCGCGACGCCAACGGCACGAAATCGGGCATTGGCAGCCGTCCATGCCCCCCCGCCGCGATCTGAATCACGGCCCCACGTTGTACCGCCTCACGCTGCGCGGTCGTCTCCGGGTCCGTCATCTTCCCATCCGGCTCGATCCTCGGACCCGGCACCGCGTTCAGGTTCTGCAGCGCCCCGTCCGGCGCCCGGCGCCACGGAAACAGCCCATTGCTCGCGGGCTGAATCAGCTCGGCATCGCGCTCCACCTGGGTCACCTCGGCCATGCGTTTGCGATAGGCCAGGTACAGGTGAACGCCGGCGGCCACCAGGCCCACCAACAAGGCGATTGCCAGCAACACCCCGATGACGATCACCACGACAGTCAGGACCGGTGACCGCGGTTGCGGAGCGTGGTACTGCGGAGTGTGGTCCCCGAACTCCTGCCACGCGGCCACGCCGATTAGAACGAGCGCGGCCACCATCACGCCCAACCAGCCCCAGGTGATTTCACTGAGGTCGATTTTCATGCCGCGTTCCTTGGTCGAAATGATTTGCACCGGTTGAGGTGTCGGCTTGTCCTTTTTGCCCATGTTACCTTACTCCATCGGCAGCCCGGCCGCAGCCAGGAGGTATTGCGCCCATTGCGCCTGTGACTCACGAACGCTGATCGTGAAGGTATCATTGATAATCATGTGCCCCCACGTCTCAACGCCATTCTGGTGCAGGTAGTTGGCAATCTCGCGGCCAGTCCAACCGCACGCCGTTGAAATGAGAAACGTCACACTAGGCCCTTTGCGAATGTTGTTGGCAATGGCCAGCACCGGGCTGATCCAGTCAAACACGGTTCCCGCTCTCATAATGTCATCTAGATTAGGCATGTATCCCCCCTCCTGTTATGGTTGCCCATAATCTCATGGCTTCCGAGTAGTTCTATTATCGGAAGCTGATTCACCACTCCAGCGGCCCGTTCCACCGCCGGTCCCGCTCCTTCATGTACACCGCCCGGAGCTGATCCACCCGCACCCGATCCAGCGGCCGCCCGTTGATCCGCTCAATGCCCATCCGCTTGAGCCCCTCGCGGAGGTCCCGAGCCGTGCGAGGCACCACGTACGGCCGCGGCTGCCGGGCGCCCATCTCAGCTAAGCCCCACCAGTGCCAGCGCCTTATCTGACACGATGCGCGCGTGGCCCCGCCCATTGCTCAATTCCAGCAACCCGCTGCGTGCCCAAATCACCGACAGATCCCGTGCCGCACTGGCATTCAGCCCCAGCAGCTCCGCCAACGTCGTCTGAGGCAGCTTGCGCCCGTTCGCCGTCGCTGCCCAGCGCACCGCCTCCGCCTCCGCCTCACTCAGCTCGTCGACCGTGACATCATAGGCCAGCCGGCCATCCACGGCCCGGTGCATGAACTCTGCCTGGCCCCCCGTCAGAACCAGG